TATTTTAGGTTAGCAGTAAAAATATGTTTCTGTTCAGGACGGAAGTTAGCATAGTCTGCTCTATCCTTTTGTAAACTCACTTCTTCTGGACGCCAGAAATATCCTAACATTGTTTGATTGAGTTTATCAAACACAGGAAACTTGAACGTGTCATAACGTTGTGTGTTTTGGTCTGCACCAAAAAACATATTCTGCTTTGTAAAATCGACTTTTTCTCGATTGAATACTGTCTTTGCCATGTTAAATCCTACATTGTTCTTACTGTTAAGTATATATGACTTGTGCTATCTTGTCAAGAATTAAATTGCACAAGCCTCGCACATTTCGTCGTCTTCTGAACTAACAGTTGACACTGGAATAGATGCTTCTATCTTTTCTTCTTCAATTTCACTTGGATCAGTTTTATAATCGTAAGTGTTTTGATAGTAAGAAGTTTTCCATCCGTACTTATATGTATTCAATAAGTCCTGTAGCATCACAGACATTGGAACTTCGTTGTCTTGATACTGTGTAGGGTTATAAGACCAGTTACCGCTAATGGATTGATCAAAGAACTTTTGCATTACTGCGACAATATTGATGTAACCTTCGTTGCTAGGCATGTCCCACAACAAGGTGTAGTGCGACTTAAGGCTTTGATATTGTGGAACAATCTGTTTAAGGGGTCCTTTTTTGCTCTTTTTAACGGACAAGTATCCTCTAGGTGGTTCGATTCCGTTTGTTGCGTTCGACACAACGGAACTGCTCTCCGATGGCATTTGTGCGGACAGAGTTGAGTGCCTGAGTCCGTGTTCCTTAATGCTGTTTCGAAGACTAGTCCAATCATAGTTTAAATTATTTGCTACAATATTATCAACATCTTTCTTATACGTGTCGATAGGCAAAATTCCATCACTGTATTTAGTGCGATCAAATGCGTCACATGCGCCACGTTCTTGTGCAAGTGTGTTTGATGCTTTTAACAAATAATACTGGAATGCTTCTGTTAAATCATGTACTAGTTTCCATGCTTCAGCATCAGCATAGTTAACTCTGTTCTTAGCAAGATAGTGTGCAAGTCCAATGTAGCCAACACCTAATGAACGGCGTGCCTTAGTACTAATCTCTGCTGCCTTAATTGGATAACGTTGATAATCAATAATTTCTTCTAATGCTCTTACTGCTAGATCACATAGTTCTTCTAAATCATCTAGTTGTCGGATAACACCTACGTTAATAGCACTTAAAATACATAGTGCAATTTCACCATCTTCATCATCAATATGCTGTAGTGGCTTAGTTGGTAGTGTAATTTCTTGACACAAGTTGCTCATATAAACAGTATCTTTGAATGAACTGTGTGTATTACAATGGTCAACGTTCATAATGTAAATGCGTCCTGTTTCTGCACGTTCTTTGATTAGTGCTGAGAAAAGTTCCATTGCATCAATTTTCTTTTTCTTAATACTTGTTTTACGCTCGTACATTTCGTATAGTTCTTTGAATGCATCTGAGTCACCAAAGTATGCTTCATAAAGTCCAGGCACATCATGTGGCGAGAAAAGAGTTATTTCTCCACCGGATAACAACCTTTCATACATTGTTTTGTTTAATTGAATGCTGTAGTCTAACTTACGTACACGATTGTCTTCTGTGCCTTTGTTATTTTTTAGCACAAGGATGTCTTCAATCTCTTGGTGCCAAAACGGGAAGTGTGTTGTAGCACTGCCACCACGTACTCCATTCTGTGTACAACAACGAACAGTTGCTTCAAACTTTTTAAGGAACGGAATAATACCTGTGTGTGCTACTTCTCCACCTCTGATTTTTGAATTGACGCCGCGGATTCTTCCTGCGTTAATACCAATGCCTGCTCTTTGCGCTGTGTAACGCCCGATCGACATATCCGAGGCAAAAATGGAATCAAGGGTATCATCGCTATCAACAAGCACACACGAAGCGAACTGTCTAACAGGCGTACGGACACCGGCCATGACTGGCGTTGGGATATTGATTTTAAAAAGGGAGGTCGCATCATAATATCTCCTTACATAGTGCATTCTATCTTCTTTTGGATATTTTGCAAACAATGTAGCCGCAATCATCATGTACATGAACTGAGGAGTTTCAAATATTTCTCCACTGCTTCTGTCTTGACAGAGGTACTTGTCTACAACCTGACGCAGACCTGCGTAGGTAAAGTTTTCATCACGCTTGTGGTGGATATAACTGTCTAAACGTTCAATTTCTTCTTCACTATACAACTCAAGAATTTCAGGATCATAAACGCCACGTTCGATATTCTTAGTAATCATTTCACGCAACGAAATAGGTTCGTATTCGCCAAATACTTGCTTGTTAGTTCCGTATGATAACAAACGTGCCGCTGCAAACTGATAGTTTGGATTGTCTAAAGAAATAAGATCGTTTGCAGAACGGATCATAATTTCTTGTATTTCTGCACTACTCATACCGTCGTAAAACTGTAGATTTGCATTCATTTCAATTTGAGAGCTACTTACTCCCGCTAAACCTTCACAAGCATGCATTACTACTTTGTGAATTTTATCGATGTTGATAGGTTCCCTTGAACCATCACGTTTTACGATCATAGTACCGTTAGACATTATATTCCTTCCTTCTTATAATTGTTGATGTGGTATTTATTGGAGTGCGGGCATTGTATGCTCAAATTGCGAATAAAGGGTAACAGGCAATTTGTTTCTAAATACATAAGTGTCTCCGTGATATCCGATTACTTTGTCGTCAACATATAACAAATAATATGTTGCTGACTTTTCTTTGTCATATGCTGTATGTATCTCATAGGTTGACTGGGATAAGCAGTCTGTTAATTGCAAGGTGTAACAGATTGCTAAAATCTTAACAAACTCGCAGTAAATATTTTCTTGGACAATCTCCCAAGGAGTTGGCCAGGCGCTAGGTGTAAACGGATCGGCCGCTATACTCGTAAGAGGTGCCTTGTTATAGAAGTCAATCGTGTCTTGAATAGGGTCTTCAGAAGTTTCTAATCCTTCACGGAACTGGTGCCAGATTAATAATCTATCTTCATATTTTTTATCAAACATTAATTATGACTTGTATTTTACCGTATATGTTAATGTAGCATCATCACCACTAGTTGAGTTTAACATCATAATGGCTACTGTGTCAACTGATAAATCACTATTTTCGTCATAATTGTCTGCTTGGAACACTAGGCTTTCTTGATAGGCGCCGTCACCTAAAAATTCATATTCATCTGAAAGAACATGAAGATCATTTACAGGATCAACAGCAACTTTTAATGTACCACTGCGCATTGCCAAAACAGTATTACTTTTATAGATATAATCTATTTCGTAACCTTTGCCGTTGTCTGCTGCTGGTAATCTAAACAGTTTAACTGGAGTTCCTGATTCACCAATACTAATAGTATGAGGAGTTGATAATTGTGCAATTATGTCTCCTTTTACTTCAGGATTGTATGGAATATTTACAAGATAAGCAGCGTTATATCCTAGTAGTTCTGCACGTCGGAAATAATCTCCAATAGAAGTACATCCTTGATCATCATACTGTATAATTGGAGCATCATTTAAATCATCTGATCCGCCGTTGTTACCAACATTAAAGAACTTGTTCGATTCGCTCGAGTTGTTCGGACCTGCCAGAACTTGTATTCCTTGTTGTTCAATATCATCAAATATTGAATATGCTATAGTGTTTTTAGTTGGTCCTGATAATTGACCTCCTGTTCCAAGAACAGTGTCATTACCAAATACAAAACCTTTGTTCAAAGTTTCAAATCTACAATGATCCCAACTATTTTCTCTGATGTCCCAATCACTCCAAACAGCATAAGACTTTTGTTTTACAAATACATTTTTAAATGTGTTATTCTGGCAAGTTACCGCTGTGCTTAGACTGTTTAGTCTAATGCCTATTGAGTCTGTTGTTACTGCATTTCCTAATGCCCAACTTCCTTCTATGACAATATCTTCAAAGTGGCTATCTTTGCAACTTTGTAAAACTATTCCGGTATAAGCACCACTAATGGTTATTCCACTAATTGAAATATTTCTTGCTTGATTGAGTGTTGTACTTACAGCATCGCTTCCAGGTGCTTCTGGTAAACTTGTTTCGTTTACAGTTTGGAACGCAACATGACTTCCATGATTAATAATTGTTTTATCAGATCCTGCGCCTCGGATTGTAGCAAAAGGAGGAATATATATTGTACTAGATATTGTGTACTCACCTGGCTCAAATATTAATTCAACTCTTGAACCTGGTGTTCCTTTTGTGGCTGCACTTAGATACAAACTGTCAATAGCACGTTGTATTGCTTGCGTTTGATCTGTTCCATCACCCGGAGCACCGAATGCTCTTATACTTACTCTGTCGTCTAGTCTTGCTTGTAGTGTTCTAAGAACTGGGTCGTTTATACTTTGACCTGTTTGTAGAGAACCATTTTTGTATTCGTAAGTATTTGCAAATTCAAATAAATTATCGTGTTCACTTAATAATTTAGTATTACCAACATATGGCGCACCTTCTGATACTGCACCATTACCTATGAATAATTCTTGTGAATCAACAGCCCAACCAAACTCTCCCGATGCCAATTGTGGTAGGCCGGGAGCAGTGTTCTTCTTGCCTCTTCTGATTTGAATTCGTGAAATCTGTACGACAGCCACTGTAATCTCCTACATTCTTATAATGTATTTATTAAAGATTGAACACTAGCGTTACTCTGTCATTAGATTTATTTGGAATGACTTCGTGGTGTAGCCAAGATTCCCACATAATAAAATCGCCTGCACTAGGATTAAAGTTAAAACTAGATATATTGTTCTCTGTTTCTCTTTTTACAGGCATAACTCTTGTATCTCTCCAAGGACGAGGATCATAAAATTGTATAGGACTTGAGCCTTCTGGCATGTTTAAATAAAAAACACCACTAAGAATAGCACCCGGATGACAGTGTCTACCATGGCTATCGCCATTATTCATTTGGCTTGTAAACACTTGTGGCTCAAATTGTATTACATTAGTGTCGTAACCTAAATCATTTAAAAACTGTTTAGCCACACTTTTAACATAGGTTACAAACTTTTCCATTTGTGGTAATTGTTCTATTCCTTGCCCAGGAGTATACGTATTTTTATAGTCCCATTTATTTGTAACAAATGATTCGTCGTTTAATATATCACGACAAACTGGCAGCATTTCGTCTGCTAAGGGTTTATTGTTTAAATGTATTAGAGGTGTTGCAAAGTGGTAAGATGTTTCATATCTATGCATGTTTATCATAATATTCGTAGACCCTTTTCCACCATTCGCTTTCCCATTCAGCGAACTCGTCTGGCCAAATATCAAACTGCTGATATTCACCTGCTCTACTACACATAAACACATGACCTTCTCTTATATTAGTTCCATGCACTTCATTATGAGCAATAGCATATGCTGTTAATTGTAAGAAATAGTCAACCACCCATTCGGTTTTCTTAGGCTTATTGGTTTGCTTGAAGTCCATAATACAAGGTTCGCCCTTGTAAGTACCAACTAAGTCAGTTGTACCTGCATAAATGTTAGGAACATACAAGGGAACTTCTGACCCCCATATCTCGTCTACATGAACCATAGCGTTTTCTTTGATCTGGGTAGCCATCATATGTGCTTGTTGAGCATATGGATTACCGCCAGGTTGTGGCCATTCGCCTGTATCAATGTAGTCTTCAAGATACTTGTGCATCCGTGTGCCTACACCTGCTGCTTCGGTAGTAATTTCTTGTGCTTTCTTTTCGCCTACACGTTTACGCCATTCAATGAGATGGGTTTTGTCTTTGGTTGCGTCAAGAATAGTAGTAACACTTGCAACAGGAGGACCATCTCCTGGTGTTGCATATCTACGTTTACCGTTTGTTTCTACTCGTTGAAGTTTTTCGTAATTAAATTTGTTTGATATCAGGCTCATAGTTTATATAATACTATCTAAATCATTGATTGTCAAGTATTATTTTAACTTCCTAAGTCTGTAGCGTTCTTTGCCATCTTACCTACAGTGTCTGATGGACGACCTGGCTGTCCAGCACTTTTGACATCGTCAACTTCAGATTGCTTAAACTCAATTTTTTCTTTGTCAAAGTTTGTAATAATTGATTTTAAACGTGGATCTGCATCATATACTGCTTTGAGAACGTCATACGAAAATTCAGTGTTGTGGGTATTTCGCATGTACTTGTCAAGTTGTTTGACGCTGACACTTGCTTTGCCAGCATCTTTCAAATGTTTTAGTACACTAAAAAGAGGATCGTCTGCTTCAGTTAAACTTTTTTTTTGGTACGCTCTACAGATTCACGCTTTTCACGGCCCATTGGCTCTTCGCCTCCGGCTGCTGCATCTGCTGCGCCCATGCCGTCATCTGCAGGTGCTTCTTCTGCGCCTGCTTCTGCATCAACTGTAGGTTCCATAGCAGGCTCTTCGGCTGGTACTTCATCACCCATTGCTTCTGGTGCTTCTGCTTCGCCTGTTAGCATGCCAACGCCTTGTGTTAGAGTTTGACGTGTGCTTTCCATTGCTGCATACATTGCTTCTAGTGCAGGCTTAACTGTTGCTGTAAATGATTCGCTTTGAGCAGAGCCCATCTCATCGCGAATAGCATCAGCAAGCTCTAGCATGCTTTCTGTTTGCATTTCTGCTGTATCTTCCATCCAACCAGTAACACGGTCGACCATATCTTTCGCTGCCATTACAAGTTCAGCAGCATCTTCTGCGCCTTCTGTAACTTGTACTGCTTCGTCGATAGCGTCAACGATGTTGTCATCACGTTCTTCTATTGCTGCGTTTAGCACATCTAAGAACAATTTGTTTTTAGCGTAATCTTCTTTCTGTACGCTGTCAAAACTTTCTGTTGTTTCAACATTAAATACTTTTGTACGTAGTTTGTTACGAACATCCATTAACTGTTCAGTTGTAAACTCGTCGATATTAATTTTAGCACCGAAACGTTTTGCAAGACTCTCATTAAGTGTCTTTGCTGTAACTGGTTTTGTAAATTCTCTAACTTGCATGGCTCTTCCTGTTATGCGTTTGTTTTATAAAGTATTTATCACGATAAGATAAAACGGTCTATTTTCTTTCTGACCTCAGAAGCCCTATGTTGGGCAATATCTAAACGTGTTTTTCTACTTTCTTTTATAAATTCATCTGTTGTTGTATTTATTGTATTTTCATAAAATATTGCATCATGATACCACTTGGATAGGTCATGTTCTAGTTCCATTAAATTATCAACACAACATTTACCTTTGGCTTTTGTTTTAGCAATAGCAAGGGCTGTTGATCTAAACTCTGTATAGGCTACCTGTTTGCCTGCTTTGCAGTCTATTACTAGATATCCGCGTTTGCCTTTGCGTACCATCATATGTTGGATACGCACACTGTTCTTAGTAACCACAGGAAAATAAGAGTCGGCAAGACCCTTATTAACAATATCTTCTAGTTCTTCAAGGAGTTTGTTGTTCATTGGGGACCACTATGATGTTGTTTTTATGGATTATTTTACTTACCAGGCTCTTCCTGATAAGACTGTTAATTATGAATTGATCTCTTTCACTAAATGATTCTAACATTGCCGGCTCAGTTATTCTTTCTAACAACTCAGTCTCTTCGTTTGAAGCATAGATAGTAAATGTAGATATTAGTTCATTAATCTTCATTGCTTAACCATAACTGCATCTCCAGGTTTGATTCCGCGTTCAATCTTACCAGATGTTTTTGTATCTAGTTCGAGTTTGCCCTGAGCGTTTGTTTTAATCATCCCTGGTTTATTTGGGTCCTTTGGCACAACGGTTTTGACATTTGATTTAGGATCAATTAAGACTGTTTCTTTTTCATCGTCTGACTGAATCTGTAACATACCTTGTTCTGCTATAATCTCATTAATCTTCATAGTCTTTTCCCTGCGCCTCTACGTTTCTTTGGCTTAATTACTCTGCGTCCAACATTAAGTTTTCTTAACTTTTGACTTGCTGGATTTGTTCTTTTTGTTCTAGCACTTTTAATACTAGGTGTTTTTCCCTTTTTACGTCTTGTTGACTTCATTTTAACACTTGCTTTTACATTAGCAGGTGCTGTACAAGTACTGGCCTTTGCAACAATACGTCCTTTGCGTGTTCCTGATGTACATCTGTATTTACGCACAACTTTGTTTCCGCTCTTACCAAAAATGGTTGTAACACCTTCTTCTAAACTTTCACATTGGCATGGCTCTGCATAGCAGTCCCCACATACCCATTCTGTGATAAGTTCACGAAGTTGCATTATTTTTTCCTAGAACCTTTGTTCATTGCTTGCACTCTACGTGAAGCGGGATTAATACGTTTCGTTCTTCTTGCTTTCCTAGCAAGACGTTTTCCTAATCTAGCCCTGGTTCTTTTCAAAGCCATTCTTGCTTTGATATTAGGTGCTGCAAAACATTGCTGCATCTTTGCAACAATGCGATTTTTTCTAGGACCAGAAGTGCAACGATACTTGCGAACAACTTTCTTTCCAGAACGTGCCCAAGTTTGTCCTTCTTCTAGTTCGATATTTTCGTCAATAAAAAACTCGCGTACTAACATATAGTTATTTATCGCGAGTAATTACATATTCATTAATATTACGACAATGGTGGATAATAGTCCTGCAATAATTGTGCCTGTTGCGCCAATTAGGACTTTGGTCATTGACTGTTGGCCGTGAACAATATCTTCATGTATATGTTCTACTTTTTTTTCAATTTTGCTTAGGCGACCCTCTAGTACCTCGTAACGCTGAGCGCAAAGGTCTACGTGTGCTTCTAGATTTTCTTTCTCTAACTGTGTTGTTGACACAAAATCTCTCCATTATACCCGTTCTCTGGGCAATTAGTAAACTCTTAGTTGGCCTAATGAATGGATGCCTAATAAAATGCCTTATACAGAAGTATTTATCTCTTGAATAATAATATTAGTCTTATCACCACTTGTTCGCATCACTGCTGGAATTATTTCAACAGTTTCGGTTAGTCCGGTAATAATAGGTATTAGATCAAAATCCCTCTGCATTGTATTTATATCTAAAGCACCTTCAAAGTCAATGTCAAACACATAAGTCCAAACACAATGTTCGCCTTCATAATCACCAAATCCTTTTAGTTTTTGTATTGAAGTTTTTGGCTCATCGACATATGTAGGATTAACACGTAATCCTATTGTGTTCAGTATAGTAAGATAGTTCTGTTGTTGACGCATTGCTGTACTATCATCGCCTTTGCGAGCTCTAGTTTCTGTTATATCAAACAACGTTTTAATACAAAATCGCATGTATTATTTACAGAGATAAAAAAAGGGCCCACGTAAATGTGAGCCCTTTGTGTGACGTTCCCGTCACGGTACCTAAGGTAGTTAGGATTGCTTATGGAGCAAGACCTAACATTGTTGTTTGTAGAGTTACTGTTTCTGATGCACCAGTTACTTCACCAATTCTACGTGCTAGATCTGCTGCTGATGTGCTGTGTCCGTCAACAACCATTGCAATGCCGTCGCCGTCTGCTTCAAACATTAGTGCGCCTGATTCTTGAGCAATCTTCTCTAGAAGACCGCCAACACCTGTTGAAGGTGCGCCGCCTGCTAGTGTGCAGATGTAAATTGCTAGGTTTGCTGTGCTGTACAGTGTTGCGTCTACGTGACCTACACCGTTTGTTCTTGTGAATGCTGCCATTTTTATTCTCCTGTTTCTCTAAATGGACAAAACGCCTTTCTCTTGCGTTTCATTGTATAGTATTTATCATTTTGAAGGAAAAATAGCTCTTAACGACCTTTTTTGGCTCTCTGATGCAGTGCTCTGAGCTGTTGTATATAGGCAGGACCGCCGGATACAATATCATCTATCATCTTAACTGTAGGCAAATAGGCTTGGTTCATTTGTCCACTTGTTGCTTTCCCGTCTTTCATATTATTAAGGAATGCTTTTGTAAGTTGTAGATTCTTTGCACCAACTAGGTATCTGTATAGTGCAAAGTCTTGGGTTGCTGTGCTAATGTCTGGTGTGCTAATTGTTGGTTCTGAATCTTTTACAAAGGGTGTTTCTAGATCCTTAACTGCTGCAAACTTTTCAAAGTCTTCAATTATATCACTTGAACGTAGTTTAGCACGAACAGCATATATCAAACGTGTAACTACACGTTCTTTGTCTGCTTTTGTAAGTTTAGGATAATCTTGCAATCCTCTGCGGATCATTTTATAATCTGCATTAGTAATGTTTAAAGAACTTTCAATGCTTATAAACATTTTAGTTACTAGTGTAGGTTCTGCGCCTCGTCCAAGTGATTGGATGTGTCTGTTGATATCCATTATAGGAATCTTACGTTTGACAGCGTTAGCAATTTTTTTAGCAGCGCCAGGATCTTTTAGTTTGTCTTGGCTACCAACTAGGAAGTAAAGGAAGTTATACAAGTCTGTACCCATAATACGATAGTATTTGTAGAGTTCAAACCCGCTTGTTTTTTTACAATATCGTTCTACGTATCCTTTGAAATCAGGATACTGTCTCATTGTTTCGAGCGCCAACAAGGTTAGATACATGCGTTCTGCACAATCATTGTAGGTGAGTAAACGACTAGGACCATTGTCCTTGGTCATTCTTGCTTCACTGAGATCCTTGATGAACGCTAGTTCCATTACTTACCTCTTGCTGCTGCGTCTGCTTTTGCTGCCATTGTTGCATCATCGTCATCACGATCATCATCATCGTCTTCTGGTTCGTCTGATACATCAGCACCCTTTGCAACATCGCCTGACTTTTTAAGTTCCTGTTCACCATACTTCATTAGTTTCTGTAGCATCTCTTTGCTGATGCCTGTATCTTTTAATAGATCGCCAACACTTCTTGGACCGAATGGTGTATTGTAGCGTGTAAGTGCATCGCCGACCTTTGACATTATATTAGATAATGCATCGTCTTTGGTTGTTACTGCTCTATCCATTAACACACGACCAATTCCTGATAGTTTGCGACTAACTTCGCTGTTTTCGTAATTTCCTTCTTTTACAATTACTTCATTAATTTTCATTTTACTTCCTTAATTAGGTTGCCATCTTGTACGTGGTACAAGTTTAGTTTTACTTCCTAGTGCGACATAACCTTCGCCGCCTTTTTCGCCTTTGGTTGTTGCCTTAACGTCTGCATCAGCACTGTCTAATTGATCTATGATATTGTCTTTTGCAGTCATAATTTGTTTTACAAGTCCAAAGATAGCAGGCAGGGCTTTTGGGTTTTCGTCGTTCATTGCTGCTAGTTTTTCTTGTTGTCCTTGACTTACTTTGCTTGTTTTAAGCCAGTCAAAAAATCCTGTATCAAGGCTATCAAGTTGCTGAGCTTTGCTTTTTTGATTTACATAATTGTAGATTATTCCTGCCGGATTGCTTAATCCTGGTTGACCAGCAAGAAACTTGTCTATTGCCTGTGCATTACTTTGGACTTGTTTTCTTATACTTTCAACTTCTTTTGTGTCTACTTTTGGTTGATGCGTAACATAGGTTTGCCCTAACACTACAGCATCAATTGAGTTTAATTCTTTTACGTCTGAAATAGGTGTGCCTGATTTACTCCCGAACTCATCGTACTTTGTATGGACTACTACACCAACTTTTGACTTCGCTATGCGGCCACCGAGTTGGCTTTTGTCACTGACTGTATAAGTAACATGGTTCGGGGTAAACACCACAGACCCATCCGAGCTTGTAAATGGTTTACCCGGATGGTATAGTAGATCTCCATAGACATAACCACGGAAGTCTGGAGGTGTCGCTGCTTTCATAATGTTGAATATTTGACCCATATCATTGCCAAACTTTTCACGCCACGGTTCTTCTTCTGTGCCTTTGCCTGAGTTTTGAACAAAACGTGTTAAGTCATCTGAACTCGTACTTTTATTACGGCCCCAGCCATTCTTTCCTACAAGAACAAATGTACCGTCTGGTTCTCTACCCCAATAGATAGTAGGATTGCCGTCCCACTTAATAGCAACATCGCCTGAGTCGCTACCTAATTTGTTTAAAATATCTGCTGCTTCTAGCGCACCCTTAGATCCTTTTACAAACACAAGATCCTCAAGATGTTGATATTCTCTACCCACCTTGGCTGCTTCTGTTAATACTGTGCGGAACTCTGTAAATCTCATAACATTCTCACACTGTTGAGCATATTTCCGCTTAATTCTTTTATGCGGGCTAGTTGTTTATCTTCTAGTGTTGTGTACCCTGTTGATTCAGGCACTGTTTTACCTTCTTTTTCCATTGCTTCTTTCCAACCAGCAATGAGTTCTTCATAAGCAGGATCACCTTTTATCTTTGCAAGCATACTTTCTACAGTGTGCGTGTCTGCTTCTTTGGCTCCTGGACCTAGTAGGATAACTGCAATATCGTTCCAGTTGTCTGCAACTACTTCGTCGCCTTTGTTTGGATCAACTACACCAAACTTAGGACTAAACTTGTAGCCTCTGCCTCTTGCAATACTCGACAATAGGATAGCTCTGTCTTTGCCGCTCCACTGCTCTGTTCCGCCACGCTTGGCTCCACGTTGCAAGTCTGGATTGGTTGTCATCATAAAGTCTGTTTGCACAAATCCTTTGCCGCCTTGGATAGGCATACGGAAGTGTACTTGGTCACCAGCATTGTGTATCCAGCCGCCCGTAAACTTACGACCTTGATTCATTATTTCATTGTCCGGAATACCTTGCTTCTTGCACCATGCAGTAAGTTTTGCAATTAACTCGTCTTTGCTTATCTTGTTTAGGTCAGTGTTTAGATCTAAGTCGCCTGATGAGTTCTTTTCAAATGTTCCGTCCGGATCTACCTTCTTGCCTGTAGTACCTAGCAGGTCATCATCTACAAACTCTAAACCTGTAATCTTTTCAATCGCAGCAACAGTAGGTCTTACTGCTGGTGTAGGAATACGCTGTGTTAACGGCCCTTCTGCTGTTTTAAAAACATTGCCGCCTTCATTCAATATCATTTCGTTTACTCTCAACTATTTTGTGCATACTTCTACGGAATTTGCGAGGATCGCCACTTTTAATGCTATTAATGAATCTTCGTTCAAGTTCACCTGCGGTATCGCTGTCATAATGACTATGAATTCTTGTTAATAAATTGATAGCACTTTCAATAATATTGTTGGCTGTTGTATCTATTAACAAATCGTTATCTCTGTTACCATGTACAGAATTTAACTCTTCTAATATAGATCTTGTACGCTTTTTCATTATTCCTACTCCGTAATGTATTTAGCGTAACGATAAATATGAGTAGTATACATGACGGAGGGCAAAAATGTCAATATCAGAAATGAATTTCAAAGAAAGATCCTTGTTATTTGCAAAACTTGCTAGTATTGCATATAATAACGAAAAAGATGTTAAAAGTCAAGTAAAAAAACTTGGCTTCACTACTGTAGAGTTTTATAATAAAGATGGGGCACAAGCATATCGTTTTATGAACAAGAATGATATTGTTATTGCTTGTAGAGGAACACAGCCAAGCGAATTTAATGATATCAAAGCAGACCTTAAAGCAATGCCAGTCATGGCTGAAACTATTTCAAGGGTGCATCAGGGTTTCAAAGCAGAAGTAGATGAACTTTGGCCAATGGTTGAAGAAGATATTCTGCGTAAACAAAATGTAGATAAAACACTTTGGTTTTGTGGACACTCGTTAGGAGCCGCGATGGCAACTATTATGGCAAGTCGTTGTAAACACAATATCGATCTAAACGATCCAATCGAACTGTACACTTTTGGTTCGCCAAGGGTGGGATGGCGTGGATACTGTAACAGCCTAAACATTATACATCATCGTTGGGTTAACAACAATGATATTGTTACACGAGTTCCATTAAGAGTAATGGGTTATGTACACCATGGAACAGAACATTATATGAATGCATATGGTAATGTTCGTGCTATGACAACTTGGCAACGTATCAAAGACCGCTGGCGTGGCATGTGGATGGGCATCCAAAAAGGTTCTATCGACAATTTTTCAGATCACAGCATGGTCAACTATGTTGCTAATCTTGAGAAATACCTTTCCGAATAGATTCGTTATAGTCTAGTGCAGATTCAAGTAAACTCATTCTTGTGTCTGCACTAATCATTGCACTACGAACAGTTGCAAGAGTATCCTTAGGTAAGCAATGCCCTCCAAATCCTCGTTCTTCAGTTACATAACTGTGACTTTCACCTATACGTTCGTCTGCTGTAATTAACTTGCGAACACTTTCAAAGTCTAAGCCTTCGCCTTTGCAGTAATCATAAACTTGATTGAAAAAAGTTACCTTAGTTGCTAGGTAACTATTTCTTAATTGTTTCATAAGAATTAATTCTTCGGGTTCAGCAATATTAATATTAATTTTGCCTAGTGCTTTTAAAAATAGATCACTCCAGAAGTTGCAACTTTCACCTCCAAAGTAAAAATCTTTTTTAGTAACTGCATCTTCTTCCCAATGTGCTGCACGAAGGAACTCCGGTGAAAACGTAATATCATTATTTGCACAAGTATCAGTAATAAGTCTCCAGCCTTCTGGAGAGATAGTGCTTTTGATTAGTATAGGTACATTTGGTGCTTCATCAATTACATCACACACATTTCTAACGTTACAGTAGCCTTGTCTGTTGCTAGGAGTACTCACACAAATAATAACAGCATCAGCAAATTTAAAATTACCGTAGTGACCTTTGATAGGATCACTAATAATAATGTCGTGATAATCTTTTAATATAAGTTCGTGTGCTTTCCCTACAAAGCCGTATCCTGCTATTCCTATTTTCATATTACTATTATATCCAGTTAATAACACCTCTTACTGCTAGTAAGAAGTAAAAAAGTTCCATTAATGCTCTTGGAGTGTCTTTGTCTTTGTAACCCATGTAAATCCATATAAAGCAACTAAAACAAGATATAGTCCATCCTAACCATAAAATTGAAGCATTGTCACCACTTAAAATAAATGTGCCAATCATTGCTAGTACAAAGCCTATCCAACGCCATCCATCTATTTTTTTGTAGTATCTAATCTTCATTTTTTTCCTAATGCTCTCAGTATCATTTCTTGGTCGTGTTTCTTAAGATAATCTTCTTCAGTGTCTCCATAAGAACTGCATTTGTCTAGTTCTCGTTGTATAAAGAACAATAATTCGTAAAGTTCTCTTTTGCATCCCCAAGTGTTAAATCCATCTAGATAAGGATCTGTTGCCTTCAGAGATATCTTTCCTATTGCTCTACAAATATCTTGTACGTTCCAGTCTTTTATGTATCCCATGATTCCTTATTATTACATAACAATTATAATTTGTCAAGAGAAAAAAGCAGTGCCGTCGAACACTGCTTTTTATATTACAATCCCATAGGAATAATCACATAATGAATTAACAGCACTATTGCTAATGAAGCACTCAAACCTATCATCATCTTGCCGAAGTCTCTGCCCACGATTGGGAATACACTTTTGGTTTTCTGCTTGCCCATGTAAGAAGCAATAGCAAACTCACGTCCTGCGAGCAAGCCTACGAACACCCAAGTAGTTGACATTGGAATGTCATTTAGTTCTTTGAAGAACCAAAGTGTTAACCAATAGAATATATCAATAATCGTTGCTGAACGTACATAACGAGTGTTATGTTTTTCAAGAACAATCTTTTGGATCTTACCTCCGCCTTCACGGAACATAAATCCTAGTCCACCTACAAAGACTACACTGATCAACAGCATTAAGTCAATACTGAGTTCTCTTGGTAGGAACACTGCAATGTTTGCCATGTCATGTGATAACCAAGTCCACCATAGGAAGCCGGTTGCTATCCATTGTGCTACACGCCAATAGCCCTTGTGTTCTTCTTTGACAGGAACATTTTCATCTAGCCAACGACTGACAAAGAACCATACAGCGTAGGCAAAGGTTGCCGCAACTGCATAGCCCATCATTGACTTCATCAACATCTTTTCTAGCACAAAGGTACTTGCGAAAGCACTTAGTACTAGGAAACTAGTTGATACAGGTACGCCGAACCGTGTTAATAATAATAGTACAAGTGGTGCCATAGCATGATACCATTGTACTTCTTGGAATGGAATTTTGTTTAAGCGACCATATGATATGTCGCCGCCATAAGCGTACCATCCATACCAAATCGCCCATAATAAAACCGCACTAGCGGCGGTCCACATAATTTTCCAATTGAATCTCTCATTGTTTGATGCAATCCAAGTACCCAGAGTTTGTACTGAATCGTTTGCGATAACCGCATATGCGGCAAACAGGAACCCGGCAAGGCTCCATAAGGTGAGTGCGTCCATTTTGTTCTCCTCTGCTTGACAACTACAACATTGTCGCTCACTTTGGTAACAAGCTCGACGTGTGCTTGTCAAGGTATTTAGTGAATGGAAGATTACAAAATGATTACAACGAAAAAGTTGGCGGACCCATGCAAAAATAGCAACACAGTCTTGCTAAAATAATGGTTGATTTTTTTGCTGCGGTGCAGTATACTATGATAAATAGTTAGGAATAGAACAGTGATCCTGTACTATTTTGCACATACAGACACAGTGGATAGACACTGCGCATAATCCATGCGTTACAAGCGATTGCACCGCCGGGGAAGTTCCGGGGTATTGCTTTCCTCAAGCATCCATAACATTCAAGGAGAACTAAGATGGCCAAAAGCCTAATACATCGCCTTGTGAGTATGTTTGGACGCAATGGTCCTTATGGGGCCTATGAACGTGATATGCTCACTTGGGCTAAGACCGAATACGGTACAGATTGGCAATACGCCTATCAATACATGATTGCCAATAATGGCAAAGCACCTAAGGAAGTCAAAGGAGTATATCAATAATGACACACGCGATCTTAACAGCCGCAACATGGCTTAATTTCGATGGAGTAGTTGACCTAATCAACGACATTAAACGCAAAAGAGCAGCAAAGGCTCTAGAGCGTCAAACTATCAAAGAACTATCTGCACTATCAGATAAAGAACTACACGATATTGGTATCGGACGTTCACAAATACTAGGAGTAGCAAGAGGAGACGTTGTAAAATGAATGCAATAGCACAAACATCTTGGAACGTCACTTGCAAGTTTTGCTCTGTAATTAGAGACGTTTTAGCAAAAACATTTGTTTACATTATTGAACTAGGCGAGTCGGCTGGTAGAGCAAGAGCTGCCCGTGAACTTTGCCGTCAAGGAATGTACAAAGAAGCAAAAACATTAATGTTACAAGGAGCAAAGAAAAATGTATAATTGGAAAGACCTAGCAAAAGGTGCATTAACATTTACTATACTAATGTCAATCTTAACAGGATTTATGGTCCTTAACGGATTACATTATGCAGGGTGGTTTTAATGTGGCCTTATACTGAAGAAGAAATGGAAATTGTTAATGGCAAAGCCAAATGAAAATTTCAAATTGAGCGTGAGAGATATAGAGCTTATTGAACAAGCTCTATTTCTTGCACAATCAAATGCTGATGATAAACTTCAACACGAAATACAAAATTTACGGGCTAAACTGCATCATCAAAAAATGTGGTATCGTCCTTCAAAAGAAGTTTATGTTAGTGGTTGACAAATATAAATAAGACTGTTATTATTAATAACACTTACACACATTCACACACAGGAGAAAAAAATGAATGAAGCAGTAACAAAGCAAATGGAACAATTTGCAGATATGTTTAAGGCAGCAATGCCACAAGTAAAAACCAACAAAAATGGTTACGAAATCCGTACTAAAGTGCTAGAAATGGCACAATCAAATGTTTGGCAAGACTATCATGCTAAATGGGGTGCTTGGGAAACTTCTGTAAAGAAGGAAGGCGACGAAGTTGTAACTGAAGTTACAATGCCACAAGTACCAGGTGTTGATCAAGTTCTAGAAGCGGCTGAAAAGTTTTATGCTTTTGTAAACGATCAAAGAGCGGGTAAATAAGTTTATAACAACAATATGAACATTCGGGCATAGCCCTTAGTATAATATATTTTACAAAGCAGCCCCGGGTTAGGAAACTAGCTCGGGGTAAATCTTTTAGCGTTGTTCAATCCAAGTGAATGATGCAAGTGCATCTTTGCCTGTGCCGTTGGATGCACACAGGATGGTGAATGTATCACTGACTGTTCCTAAACTGCTTCTACCAATTTGGTATGCTGTTTTTGCCTCTAACTGGACTCCCGTGCCGCCACCACCCGAGATGACAAATCCACTGTCAAGCACACGGCCGTGATTGGCTTCAGTGATAGGGGATGGGTTGATATAGGTTTGATACTGTGTGAATCCGTTTGGGTCTGGATGATCCAGCCAAGGTTGCGGACCATCTGCACCTGCTGTGACTTCTGCTGGTATTGTAGGATTACGCACCAGTTTGTAAAACACGTTGGTGTTGTCAATGGTGGCGACTTGGAACATCTGTGGTAACACGATTCCGTTCAGTGCTGTGGATTTTAGTCTAATGCTCAAGACGGGATACCAGTTGTCCTTGGTCACTGCGGAGGACAAGGCCGCCGCCATTCGTGTGCCGTAGAAAGGAGCACTGATGTTTTGTGCGATACCAAGTTTGCCCACCGTGCCTTCAGAGATCACGCTGTTGGATCCTTGGAGCATGGTGTATGGACCACCCGCCACCGTGGCCAGTGCTTCCATTTCCACCCTGATGGGAAGGAAGGGACTCTGTGCCCAGGGTCGATCATATCTATTGGCATTACGATGGGTATGAACCACGTGAGTCGCACCATCAATCACCCAGCCAAACTTGACCTGTCCCGCACCATACCATTCGTATTCAATATTGACCAACTGTATCTTGGTTGGGTCTGCTACAATACCACTGCTTGATGTGCCGTCAAGTTTGTCGCCATTCCATTCACTTCTAGGAACCGCAATGTCAGTGCCGCCGTTTGATACTGTACAGTTATAGACTGGAGCACCATCCACCCATACCCCACTATCTTCAAACCAAAAGCCATCGCCTGCCTCGTTGAACATTCCTAATCTTTTGCGGATGCCTTCCACAGGAGTTCCAAGCGTGATAGCAAAACTCACCGTGCTAGATCTTCCTGGAATGTATCGTTGTGCGAGAAGAGTTTGCCTAACGACCTTGTCGCCACTGTCTCCATTGATGCTCATCAGCACTTGACTGCTGGCTGGTGCGTGGGTAGCACTGCCAGTGCCTGTTACATCAGTTTCCCATACATCTGTTTCAGTTCCGAACTGGAATGTGTTGAAGAACACAGTCTCATAGGGACTGATTTTTTGCCTACCCTTTGAGGTTAGGTTGCCGTCATCACCTGGACCAGCGGCAGTTTTAATACGCAGGACAGGTTGTCCTGATGCATTGTAATCCATTGCCATTTCTAAACTGTTCGTGTTAGGCTCCGAACTGTGAACGTAGTTTGTTGAGTTTGGATTTAGATTAGGCATCTATTACAAGTCCCACTTGTTGATTAGATAGTTTTCTACATTAGCATATTCTGTTGCTGTAAGTGTTCTTGAGAACATGATAACTTCTGCAATGTTGCCTGGCCATACATCACTTGCACTACCACCTATGTACATCACATTGTTGCTGGCGTTTAGTGTAGCATCTTGGTTAGGAGCACTCACAGGAGTAAGTGTGCTACCGTTCTTTCTAAACACCGCAGGTTGCGATGCTTCATAAACCAATGTCCAAGCATTCCAGTTCTTGTCACTTTGGCTTGCATAAACTTCTGTTTGTCCTGCGGTTGTAACTGTTACGCCACTGCCTGTTGCGGCAAGTTCAATGCGTAGGTCGCCTTGGTCTGTTCTTGTGAGCACTC